GAATTGGCAACAAATATTGCTTGCTTCGTTTCGCCTGGACAAGCAATGTGTTTCACCTATGCGACAACACTGAACGCTGGTTTTGTTGGCAATGCGCCAACGCCAATTACTCAGTTAGCTTCAATTTCAGTTGCATCCGGCACTTTGGCGGCTGGGAATATGGAAGGTGCTGCAATTTGCGTTTTAACGCAATCTGGTGCTACTGCACTAACCACGCGTACAGCCGCGCAAATGTTCGCGCAGATACCTAATGCGGTTGTCGGCTTCTCTTGGTTTGTTCGAATCATCAACACCAATGGTGGTACGTTGACGCTGACCATGGACGCATCAGTTACCGCGACTGGTACATTGACCATGGCAACCAATACATTCCGAGATTTCTTGCTGACATTTACCAGCACTACAGCGGCAACAATGAAACAAATCGGCACTGGAACTACGTCGTAATGAGCCTCCTTACAATCGTACAGCAGGCGTGCCAGCGCATTGGCATTGACACGCCAAGCGTTGTCATAGGATCGGCTGAATTGCGCGTAATTCAGATGTTGGCTCTTTTGAATAAAGAGGGCAAAGAGTTATCTACTGGCGCATCTGTTGGACTTAGTTACGATTGGCAGGAGCTACAAACGGAGGCGTCATTTGTTACTGTCGCAACTGAAAGCCAAGGAGCATTGGCAACAATCGCCCCGGGCATAAAATACATCATCGGTAATACTATCTGGGACAGGTCAACACGCATGCCTGCCTATGGAAGTATGACCGCTGAAGAGTGGCAAAACTATAAAGCATGGGGAGTATTAAGCCCATTTCCGAAATATCGCATACGTGGTGGTCTGCTTCTTTTGCTTTCTGTGCCTGCTGCTGGTGAATCGTATTATTTTGAATATCAGAGTAAAAACTGGTGTACCGATTCAACTGGTGCAGTTTCTAAGTCCGCATTCAGTGCAGATGCAGACATCAGCAAGCTCGATGAAGACATGCTCACAGACGGCCTTGTTTGGAGATGGAAGCAGGCAAAAGGATTGGATTACGGAGAAGACTTCTCAACATATCAACGCGACGTGACAAATGCAATCGTGCGAAATACAGAGCGCCAAACATTGAATATGGGGCGCGTAGAAATGCAAGGTGCTGGTGTTGTAGTTCCTATTGGATCGTGGCCTATTTAAATGCTTAAACCACGAGCTTATACAGGTCAGGGAAGAAAATCTCAAACGCAATCAGCTCCCGCGCCAATTGGCGGACTAAATGCGCGTGATGCACTTGCTGCAATGCCACCAAATGATGCAGTTACATTAGATAATTTATTCCCAACGCCTACTACAGTTGATTTGCGTAAGGGATTTAATAAAATCGTTACTGGTATTGCAGCAAGTGTTGAAAGCCTGATGCCGTATAACCAGCCAACTGGCACATCAAAATTATTTGCTGCAGCAAGCACAAAAATATATGACGTGACGACTACTGGCGTAGTTGGAGCGGCAGTTGTTACTGGAAGGGCAAACGCTCGGTGGCAGCATGTAAATTTTGGAACTACTGGTGGACAATATTTATTTTGTGTGAATGGTGTCGATCCTGCGCTTCTGTATAACGGCACAAATTGGATTTCGACTGCGACTACCGCGACAGCACAGACCATCTCAAGTATTACGCGAGTTGGAACGCTCGCAACTGTGACAACATCATCGCCACATGGATTAGCTACAAACAATCAAGTAACGCTATCAGGACAGACATCCTCTATCTATGCTGGAGCCTACATTATTACCGTAACAGGAGCGTCTACATTTACTTATGTAATGGCATCAGACCCTGGAGGCTCAGCTTCAGTTGTCGGTACATACGTCATTTTCCCAGCGATTACCGGTGTTTCTTCGGCTACATTTATTGGTGTTAATGCCTATAAAAATAGGCTCTATTTCATACCAATAAATAGCCTTTCTGTTTGGTATATGCCTGTTAATTCAGTCGGCGGTGCCGCATCACAATTAGATTTGACGCCACTATTTAAACTTGGCGGCTATCTTATGGCGATGGCAACGTGGACAATTGATAATGCAAGCGGAATTAATGAGTATGCCGTATTTATCTCATCTCAAGGTGAGATTGCAATGTATCAAGGATCTGATCCATCATCTGCAACTGACTGGAGTATAGTCGGGACATTTAGAATCGGAAGGCCAATAGGACGTAGATGTTTTGTGAAAGTAGGTGCTGATGTGAGTATTGTCAGTGCGGATGGTTTATTCCCACTATCTAAGGCGCTACTCACCGACCGCAGTCAAGTTCAAGATGCAATAAGCAATAAGATCACTAATCTTATAAATAATGATGTTCAAGCATATGCGAATAATTTCGGATGGGAATGTACTTTATACCCTATTGGCAATAAATTAATTATCAATGTTCCTCAAACAGAAGGTAAAACACAATACCAGTATGTGATGAATACCGTATCTGGTGCGTGGTGTAGATTTACTAATTGGAATGCGAATTGTTTTGCTGTAATGGGCGACAAATTATACTTTGGCAGCAATCTTGGTGATTCGGCTAATAGTGCTTATGTTGCTCAGGCTGATGTAGGTGTTTCTGATGCAGGAGCATATATTTTTGGCGAGGTTAAAACAGCGTTTCAATATTTTGGTGCGCCAGGCGTTCAAAAACAAATACTCATGGTTAGACCGATATTTCAAACCGCTGGCAATATGACTGCTGCACTTGGTATGGATATGGATTTTTCAGATACATATCCAACCGCAACGCCGTCTTTTTCAGGCGTAACTGGTACTCCATGGAACACTGGTGCTTGGAATACATTTCCTTGGGGTGATATATCTTCAATCAAGAAAGATTGGCAAAGTGTCTCTGGAGTGGGAGATGCTGGAGCATTGCATATGCGCATTATTAATAACAAAAGTTCGGTTCAATGGCAATCAGTTGAATATGTTTTTAATGTCGGTGGAGTGTTGTGATAATTTTTGACCAAAATGAACGTGTTTGTGAATGGGTATCAAAAGTTATAGGAGTAAAAAATAAATGGCGGGATTACCAGTCCATAGGAATTGAAAAAAATGGAGAAATAATCGGCGGCGTTGTAGTAAATGAATATGTAGAACATGCGAGATGTTCAATACATTGCGCAGGAGTTGGGAAAAGATGGCTAAACCGGTCTTTCTTAAATGCCGTATTTAATTATGTATTTGTTCAATTGAAATGCAACGCGGTTATCAATATCGTTGATATCAATAATATTGATTCAATGAAGTTCACAAAACATGTCGGATTTAACCAGATTTATACGATAAAAGGCGGCGGAGAAAATGGGATTGATGTCGTTATTTTTGAAATGCAAAAGATTAACTGCAAATGGATAGGGAATAAAAATGGGTAAATCAACGCCTTCAGCACCACCACCACCAGACCCAACAGTCGCTATTAATGCACAGTCACAAGCAAATCTTGCCGCGGCCAATGATTCTGCTGCGCTACAACACACTAACCAAGTAACACCATGGGGTAATTTGACATGGACAAAAACAACTGGCCCGTCAACATTTGATCAGGCAGGATATGATGCGGCACTAAGTAGATATAATTCTAGTAATTCAAATAGCGGTGGCGGATTTATGGGCGGTCTAAGGTCCGCCGCTGCCGGGTCGCTTAATCCTGCGTCATCGTTTCTAAATGGTATGCAAGGCTCCGGTGGTGGCGGAGGAGCACCAGATAAATCTGCATTTACAACAACAGGGCCAGACGTATGGTCTTCAAATATAAGTCTAGCACCAGCCCAACAAGCACTTCTTGACGCCAATAATAAAGATAGTTTGTCATTGGCAAATATTGGGAACAATCAATTAGGTAGCGTCTCTAATGCGCTTAGTTCACCGCTTGATTTTTCTGGCGCTCCGAGTTTATACGGATCAGTAAGCAGCGCTGGTCAAGGTATACAGAGTAATGTTAATCAGTCGAATTTAAATAATTTACAAACAACGGCTGGATATGGGTCAATACAGAACAAACTTGATACAAGCGGTATCCCTGCATTAGTTGGTGGTGATCAATTATCAGGATTAATGAGCCAAGCTCAGCAAGCTTCATTTAATCAACAAAAAGCCTACCTTGACCCACAATATGATCAACAACAGCACGATCTTGAAAATAAACTTACACAACAAGGTGTAATGCAAAATTCAGATGCGTGGAATCGGGCGACTAATAACTTTGGTCTGCAACGTACTCAGGCGTACCAAAATGCGAGCGATAATTCCGTTGCTCAAGGATTGGCTGCTGAAAATCAGCTTTATGGGCAAGGGTTATCATCTAATCAAAATGCTTATAATCAAGCACTAGGAGCAGGGAATTTTGCTAATTCAGCGCAAGCACAAGGGTTTAATCAATCATTGGCTAATGCGCAGCTTGGTAACTCAGCAAATGCGCAGCAGTTTGGGCAAAATCTTTCGTCTATGGGAGCGAATAATGCGGCACAATCTCAATTGTATGGACAAGCAATCGGTAATGCAAACTTGAGTAATACGGCCAGAACGCAAGATATTAATGAGATTATGCTGCAACGTGATAATCCATTGAACGAACTTAATTCCCTCAGAAATGGATCTCAAGTAACATCTCCGCAGTTCTCAGGAGGAAGCAGCGGGAACATATCGCCAGTCGATGCAGCTACGCAATATAACAACCAATTCAATAATCAGATGGGTGCTTATAATGCCAATACTGCACAAAGTAATGCCAATACGCAGGCAGGTATAAGTGCATTGTCAGCCGCTGCGATGATGTTCGCATAATTATTAAGGCTTTAAAAGTTATGGAGATTATTAATGGCTAATCAAGGTGGATATGTAACGCAAGGCCCGACAATGGTGCAGAACATGATCGCACCAGATATCGCAGCGCAACAAATGCAATTGCAGCGACGTCAGCAGATGATTGATATGCTAAAACAGCAAGGGTCTACTCCACTAGAGCAGCAGACCGTTACTGGAGCAGGCCCAGCGCGTGTTGTTCCTATTAGCGCATTTCAAGGGTTGGCAAAATTACTACAGGCAGGAGCGGGCGCTTATTTCCAAAAAAGTGAAGATAAGAAATCTGCGGCGCTTAATCAAGACATGTCAGATCGTATGTCGGATGTGTTAAGTAACGCTCCTGCTGGATCAACTAAAACCGCAAGAATGGCGTCTATGCTGAGGCAGCAAAGCGCACAAGAACAGCCGCCATCAGATCAGTCAGTATCGCAAAATCAAGACACCTTGATACCAGATGCTGCACAACAGGGCCAAGCAGGACCAATAGGTGTATCGCCACAAGCAGCTATGCCAATGACGCAGCAGTCTCAAGGTGCATCGCAACCGATGATTAATGCTTTGCGCGGCAATGTTACGCAAAGCCAGCCTCAACCAGCTCAATCTCAGCCAGATAATAGATTCGGTCTGCCTGCATTGATTAGAGGGCAGTTAATTGGACAAATGGGAGGAGACCCAGCATCGCAAGCATATTGGAAACAATCAGACCCTACTGATGCTACAAGAATGGCTGTCGCTGGTGGACTTGATCCTAGACAGGCTAATATAGATGCATTAAATAAAGCAAATCATATTACTCCAACACGTCTTGGAGAAGGCGCTTATGCCGATACAAGCGGACAAATTCAAGGTTTGCCAACCGCCGCTCCTCCGGGGTTTGTTAATATCCATGCTCCAGACGGATCATGGTCAACTAAGCCAGTATCTGGCGGTCTAGATGCAGTATCCGCATCTAATGCTGCGACACTGCAAGGTAAAAATCAGCAAACACTTACTGATCAGAATCTTCTTCCTGTTGACACACAAGGACGCCCAATTCCAAGAACTATTTCACAAACTATCGCAAATAGCGGGTTCCCAGCAGGTACACAAGTACCATCACAGACTCAATCCGGCGTAATGCAGCCAGGCCAAGACGATAGAATTTCCATTCTTAAGCAAGAGTTAGCAGCAACCACCAATCCTAGTGACATTGCCGCTTTAAATCGTGCTATCGCTCGTATTCAACCACAAGGCGCAGCAGAGCCTCAAGGAGTTGGCTTGGCTCTTGGGCAAAAAGAAGGAGCAGTCAATGCGCAAACTGAGCTTTCAAAGAAATTCGCAGACCTTAATACAGCTAATCAACAAGCCCAAACAACCAACTCATATTTGCAAAGTATTAAATCGTTGGCAGATAAAGCTGGCGTTGGCGGATTTTCTGATCGGACTCAACTGGCGAATAACCTCCTTTCTTATGCTGGTGTAAGTGAGAAAGCCACGGATGCAGTAACAGCTAAAAATCTTCTAGACAAGTATAGTAATCAAATCACCGCACGCTTAGGCGGTGGGGCAAATGGCTCTGATGCACGTAGCGCAATTATTGAGGCCGCATATCCAAACAGTACAATGACTCCTGCTGCGATTAAAGACGCAGCGGATAATTTAATCGGCGCTAACGATATGATTAAGGCGAAGGCATCCATTCTGTCGCCACATGCAAATGCGCGTGATCCAGTCACATACCAACAAAAAGAGCAGGTTTTTGACCAGAATGCAGACCCACGAATTTATCAATATAAAAATATTTCCGACCCAAAACAAAGGGCTGCTTTTGCTGCTTCGGTATTGAAGCAAGATCCTAACTTTGGGCAGAAAATCGATGCGCTACACTCTATTGGAGCTTACTGATGCCTACGCCTGGAGAGCAATTCGCGCTTGATGCAGCGGCTGGCGGTTATACTCCACAAGCTGCGAGTTCGTCACAGCTAACGCCTGGGCAGCAGTTTATGCTTGATGCACAATCTGCACCAGAGAAGCAAGCGATTAAATCTCAAGCTAGCGGATTACAGCGTGGCATTAATATTGCGGCGGCTGGTGCTTCTGGGGTTAATCATGGCGTACTATCTGATTTAACAGGAATCCCAGTTGATGCTGCTGCGAATGCGCTGGATTTGGGTAAGGCTGGCATTGGATATTTGGCTAGCAAAGTCACTGGGCATGCACCGCCAGATTGGACTGCGCCATATGACAGGTCAAAGATAGTCGGTTCATCAGATTGGAATGCGAATAAAATAAATCAGCTTTCATCGGCTCTTGGCCTTAAATCGCCAATCGATAACCCTGCTCCTGATGACCAGATTGCCAGAATAGCGAGCGCTATTGGACGTGGTGTCGGTTCATCTATAGTACCAGGCGCAACAGCTAGTAATTCGCAATTATTGCCC